CCCATAGGTTGCATACCAGCTATACCAACATTACTTCCTTGAATATTTTGCATAGGTATCGCTCCACCAGAAGTTAAACCTCTGCCCATGTAAGCTGCAGCACCTGCTCCCATTGGTCCACCCATACCACCTTGTTCTTGTGCTATTCCTGTTGCGACATCAAATCCTGTTTGCACAGCCCATTGTTCTAATGGATTTAAACTAGCATACGCAGAACCACCAGCAGATAATACTCCTGGACCGAAAGCATTAGTTCCTAGTGTTCTTAGTACTGTTGGATCTGTTATACCTATCTGTTGTGCAGCAGTTACTGCGTCCATACCACCTTGCATTAATGCTGATACGTCTGCTGCTTGAGCACTGGTTAGTCCTGCATCAACTAATGTTCCTGTACCACCAAACCCCATGCTTCGACTAAAACCACCACCGATGTCTTGGAAAAATCCACCGACACCAGATGTTTCACCAACACCCATAGGAGTCCAATTAGTGCCACTAAAAAACGCACCTACACCATCCCATGCTGCAGCAAACGGATTACTCCATCCACCAGCAGAACTTGCAGCAGTTTTTGCAGCACTTGCTGCATTGCCAACACCTGCCCCTTGTAACACGTTAGCACCACCATAAGCGATAGCCATGTTTCTTAGTATGTCTTCTTTAGGCATAGCAGAAGTTTTAGTTCCTATTCCTGCACCTATAGAAGCACCTACTGGACCACCAATCATGCCACCTACTATAGCACCTATAACTGGACCAGCTTTTTTAACTGTTTTTCTTACACTTTTCCAAGATTTACTTAACCAACCAAACTCAGGTAATCCTGTTTCAGGGTTGATAGACATGACACCAGAACCAACAACATATTGATCCATAGGTACGTCTTCATAATCGAAAGCGTTTTGTAAATCTTTTCGTAAATTAGGATTCTTGTCTAGAATCTCTTGAGGAATAATCGTTTCGCCAGCTGTTAAATGCGACAGCATTGTGTCGCCATTACGACCTTGAGCAGCGAGATATTCAGCAGCACCTGCAATCCCTTGTCTTGGGGCAGTGTTCTGCATTATTTTTTCTTAGATTTTTTGTTCTTTTTGTCTTCTGCGTATTGACCTTTAGACCAGTCTTTTCCTGCTCTAATCGTTTCTCTTCTACTTCTCATTCCAGGCATATTATTCTCCACTTATATGTTAGTTATTTTGAGCAGGCTATTTGCTGTACCTGAAAAGCTGCAGTAATATACTGTACTCTTATCATACTTAAAAACTCCAGAATAATAAATAAAAAACATTGAAATAAAAAACTCCTTTACTTTCTTGTACAATAAAGTATGATAAGTGTATTAAGAAACAAGAAAGGAAAATATTATGAGAGATAAACAAAGATCTAAAGTGTATGCTTGGGAAAACGCAGCAAGTTGGAGTGGTAAAAGTAAAAACGAACTAGACGACACTCAAGTCTTACATATAATCAAACAATTAGATACTAAATTAAAACGTAAGCCAACCACTGTTAGGTTCAGCAACAGGAGACATCAAAATGCAACAGCTCAAGCTTGGGGCAACATTATTACTCTGCCTAGATCTTGGGCAAGATGCTGGTCTGTTGTACTTCACGAGTATGCTCATCTGTTAGCAGATGAGTGTAAACATGGACCAGTTTTTGTAACAACTTTTTGTGCTTTACTTAAAAACTTTCACCCAGATAAACCTACATATAAAGAACTAAGTGCATCGTTGCGAGAGCGTAACATAGACTTTAAATCTTTACAAGACAGCAAGTACGAGAAAAAATGTAAGCGTATAAAAATTACACTAACTAATGCTAAAAAACCTAAAGACTACGATTTTTTAGAAAACACTTCAGTGCGTGTACCCATGGGCAGATCTAGTACATATTACACAAAAGGCAAGACTACTAGAGTCGAATGGATTTTACGTGAGATACAAGATGTGGTACAAGATGTAAAAGGACACACTGAGTTAGGTCGTTTTAGTTCTGTAAAAGCTAAGTATCTAATAGAAAATGTACAAGACTTAACAGTTGGGGATATAAAGTACCTGATTAAAACAGGTAGACTTATAGCAAAAGACTCCTGTTAGAGGGGTAGTTTACCCTTAGTCAGTATAAAAAAAGTCCGTGGAAGCGATTTATGGACTCCGTTTTTTATCCCCAGACCTTAACTTTAGTACCACCCCAATATTCTACGGCATGCCCTTCATCTATAAGCATAGCACAGATATCTTCTCCGTCTATCGTGTGAGGTATGCCAAGAATCCTGCCATACTTACCCTTCCCTAAAGACTTGACTTGAAGTTTTTTACCACATAGTTCTATTAATCTTTCTTTTGCTTTTAATCCTAGTGCTTTTTCTGCTAAGTTTCTAGTTCTAGATTCTGGAGTATCTATACCAGCTAAACGAACACGTTGTTTAGACAGTATTACATCAAAACCTAAATCAATATTAACATCTATCGTATCTCCGTCTATGACTCTGTCTAATGTGCAATTGTAATAAAATGGTTCCATAGTTATAAAGTAATTGTTATATTTCCGTTGGTTTTTACTGATACTGCACCAACTTCAGCAGTAGCTTGATAGCCTTGTGGATTAGATGGTGTGCCTAAATCTACCCAATATTCCCCAGTGTATACTTGTAAGACACCTACTGAAGTATTCCATATAAGTGTGCCTGGATTAAAAAATAATGTATCTCTTTCTGTTGTGTTTATTTGTCGAGTGTTGTCAGGATCGAACTCTCCTAGATTTATTTCAAGAACACGGACTAATCTGTTGTAAATATCTGAAGTTATCTCTGAACCTGCTGCTAACGGAAGACGAGAAGTCAGAAGTTTGCTCATCTTCTGCCATCACCTCTTATTTCTAAACGTGTAGCACCTAATCGCCAGCCTACATCGTTATTAGCATTTGTATCATCGTCGTCAGACTCAAAACGTATAACTGCTTGTCTTGCTCTTGCTCGCATATCCTTTTTCTGTGTTGTGCTACTAAGTGCATCCGTGCTTTTAGTTGATAACGAATCGCCTGGATAATCTCTTGTTTTTAAAACAAAATTAACTTGACCTGTTTCGCTGTTGTTTAAAAAACGTACATCGGGGATTAGTTTACTTATAAATGCAAACTCTTCGCCGTCTCCTATGTCTATGTCTGCACTTTCTATGTAAACATTTGTCATAGGACTACCATCATCGTTGTACCCAAACTCATGTTGGTATAAATAATTATTTGCTGTTGCTCTTGGGTAGTTAACAATTCCTTGGTCTAACCATGCTGTTCTGCTTAAATTTCCATATGTCCAAACATTATCAGCATAGTCATAACACACATAACGATCTATTTCTGTGCTGCTAGAAGAGCAATAAAACCAACCTACTTCATCAAATTGTGCATTACTGAATGCAAAGACTTTATATATTTGTCCTAAATTAATGTCATCAAACACGTAACTATGTACAGAGCAAGGAAGTTTTTGAACACTGCCATTATACAGATAAAAATTATCAGAACTCATCCAAAACACTCCAGGTGCAACATTGATTGAGGCATTTGGGGAAGCTAATCCTGAGCCACTGTTTAATAAATTTAACCCAAATGTGTAAGGTGGTCCAATAAACTGCATGCTGTACAAAGACGTATCAGTCCAGATCAATATTTCTTGTCTTGCTTTTATACTACCAACAATAAGACTACCTTCTGATAGACGTAAACTTCCTGCTGTATTAGTTGTTAAAGGTTCAAAATCTAAAGCATTTTCTTGGTCGCTGAAAGCTATTAACATGGGATCTACTGACCCACTTCTACTGCTTCCTGATATAGGATCAGCACCTAATACTATTAGATGTCTATCTTTTTCAGAAACGATTACTTGTAGTCCTTTTGTCGGAACTAAGTTAGCACCAGATATGTCAGACAAAACAACTGCTCGATTACTTGTACCACTACTCTCATCCCAATAATAGATACCTCCTGCTCTTGGATTCATAACTAAGTCTTCACCAAAATGATCATGACTCCACAATCTAAGTTGATTTGTTTCAGATAATGCTGAGGTTGATCCCCACGTAGATGCTCCCCATGTACCTGCACCCCAACCTGTGCTAGCCACGTATACATCTAAACCCACGTTTATTTGGTATGCTCCATCGACACCTGAGCCACCATTACCACTATCGCTTGCGTTAGCAGTTACAGTTACTCCTGAAGTGTTTACAGCTGTGAATGTGTATGTGTTAACAGAAGGTACTTGTACTATTTCATACTCTTGGTTTAAAACTGCTGCTGTTACATTTCCTCCTAAACTAACTGCTCCTGATATAGTTACAAAATCACCTACCACTGCTCCATGGTTTGAATCAGTAGCTGTAATTGTTGATGAACCATCTGTTGCAGCAAAAGTAATACCATTCGTTGTAGTTGCTCGGATAGGTGTTATATCTGTATATGTAGTACCACCTTCTTCTAGATAATACTTACTTGTTGTACCAAGACCTAAATATTTTGTTCCTTGTAATTCTACCCAAGCATGTAATGCACGACAAGTTCCTTTAAAGGTAGTCTCATTATCTTTACGCCAGCCACCTATTTTCTGTGGTCTTCCTCTGTTAAACCTAACAAGATTACTGTCGAACCAGCCTCCTTCGCTATCATAAGAAGTTCCTTCTCTATCTATTCCAGGTTTTAGTACAAACTTAGCTAATGGCATTACACATTCTCCCATTCTTTAGCCTGAAAAAGTAATGCTTCTGCTTCCCTTCTTCTAACTAACCCATCAAGAACTTTACCACCAGCTTTATTCCAACGTTTAATTTGTGCAGGAACTTCGTCATACTTACCTTCATTAAGAACTCGTAACAAAGTAGATTCTTGTAAATTTGTTGGACCAAGGTTGTACACCCATGAGCATAACGAGTCAAACTCGCATTGACTTAGAGAAACTTTAACTAAATTTTCTATATATCCTTCGTATTCTAACATTTCTTCTTGTAGTAAATGTTCAGCTTCGTCTTTGTTTATTTTGTCACCTTCTTTGACTTCTTTAGTGTGACCATAACCTATTGTCCACACACCTACACTGTCTTGATAAGCGTCTAACTCACAACCCTCAAATTTTTTAATTAATGCTATACCTTCTTGTGAGATTTTCATGATTAATCTTGTTTTTGCGAAGCACCAAAATAAAAACTGATAATAGCAGAAGCTAGTCCACCTAAATAACCAAGCACTAAATTAATTAAAGCTTCACTGTTCTGTTCTGGTGGTTGGATAGTTACCAAAAAGATATACCCCATAAATCCACCTACTACAAAAATGCCTATGATTCGTGCAGTCCAGTCTTTACCAAATTTTCCTCTTGCATCTTGTATATCTGCTGTTTCTAGTGCAAACAAATCAACATCAAGTTCTTTCATCTTGATTTCAAAATCAGTCTCAACTTTTTTTAACTCAGCTAACTGTTCAGGTGTTGCCTGTTCAATAGCTTTTTGTATTTTCTTAGGTTCAGGATCACAACCTAATACCTCGGATATCATATTAGCTGCCATCCCACCCATTGGTCCACCTAAAGCAGTTCCAAGTGTAGGTGCTACAGCACCAATTACATTTTTAATTAAATCAAATTTCATAGCGTATATATCTCCAATGACTTACTTTTACCTTTTACTTCTATAGGGTTTAATAAGTTTAGCTTAATTTTACAGTTTTGTTTAGTGCTTTCACCTATAATTAAATCTACACCGACTTGTTTAGTTGCACTCTCAAAACGTGCTGCTGTATTAACAGCGTCACCTATAGCTGTGTAATCAAACCTAGAAGCACTTCCCATGTTACCTATAACTGCGTAACCACTGTTTACACCAACTCCAATCTCTACACCTATATCTGCTTCTTTAATATTTTTCTGTATCTCTATTGCTGTAAGAACAGCCTTATGCTCATGTTCTTCTAAGTCGAGGGGTGCATTAAAAATAGCCATCATTGCGTCACCAATGTACTTGTCGACCATACCACCATATTTTTGAACAGCTTCTTGCTGTATTGTAAGAGCCTTATTCATAATTTTAGTTACTTCTTCTGGTTCTAATTTTTCAGACATAGCTGTAAAACCACGCACATCTGTGAATAAAAACGTACAGTATCTTTTTTCACCACCTAGCTGTAATAAATCAGGATTTTTCTGTAATTCTTTAATTTGTCTTGGATCAAGATAGTGTTCAAACTGTTTCTTTATCTGTTGTCTTAGTTTGTATTGCTCTCTAAAACGCAAGTAAAAAGCTACAGTTGTTGTTACAAACTGGCTTATCAACGACCATGTAACATCTACTAAAATATTTTGTTGTATTGTCCAGTAGCCATAAAAAACTGTGCTGCCCATAATCAAAACTGCTGCGAAAACACCTGTAGTTGTACCTAAATATGTGATTAGTGACCAAACTAACAAAACTGTTGAGAATAAAATCAAAAGTTCAACAGCTACAGCATAATCAGGTATGTATGGACTATTTTCTATGAGTATTGACTCTGCGAGTGCAGTTTGTATTTTATGTGGTTCTAGTAAACCAGCAGGTGTAGCAATCTGTGGCATGATTCCTTTTGCTGTAAAACCTACGAACACAAATTTATTTTCCACATCCATTTCTTTTAAATTTGTTTGTGGTGTGTCTACCCAACTTACCCATTTACGACCTAGCGAATCTACAGGAACAGGGGGCAAACCTTTAACTCTTATTTCTTCGAGTCCGTTTTGATTAGTCTTTATAACATATGTATCAGCACCTGCTAGTATTTTAAGAACCTCTGTTCCATATGCTGGTGCCCAACCATCTGGTGTTCGCAACAGTAAAGGCAGTCTACGAACTAAGCTGTCTACATCTGCTCTTGCAACAGCTAATCCTTGACTTGCATTATGCTTTAGTACGTCTATATTTTGTACAACTCCTTGAGCTTCGATGCCACCAACATCCTCGCCTAATATAACTGTGCCTGTTGTAGCTGGGTACTCATTGGTGTCGTTTTCGTACATAGCTAACACACTTGGTGCGAATGAGAGTGCTTCAGTAAACTCAAGGTCGCCACCAAATCGATCAGGTTGAGGGAATGCAACAACCCACCCCACACCTATAGCACCTTTTCGTAAAAGATTTATTTGTATTTGTGCTAAAGTTTGTCTTGATAAAGGGTAGCCACCTTCATTAGTTATGTCTTCTTCTGTTATGTTTAGTATTGTAAAATACCCTGAAGGTTGTTGTTTAGGTACAAAAGCATCAAAAGTTTTTAGTTTCAATACATCTAAAACTGTTGACTGATTAACTACAGGTATCGTAAAAATTACAAGTAAACATATAAAAATTATTTTTTTCATCAACTGCCTTGTTTAATTGTTATTGTGTTAGAAGAACCTCCGTTCACCTTAACTATGTTTTCTACTCCATTTTGAAAAAGAATAACAGTATAAGCATTAGAACCATCTAAATCAAGTCTGACAGATTCTCCTACATTTCTACGCAGACTAATTATCTGACCTGTTATTATCGTTGTTATTTGCGTAGCTTTGTCTTGACCTATCTCTGTTCCAGCAATACGAATACCTACACCACCTTGTTTAAGCTGATCCTCTTCTTCTGATATAGCTAATGCATCTATAATATTTAATAAATCTTCAAGAAAATTTACATCTAAATAGTTTATGTCTAATTCTGTAAACTCTAGGTCAGCTTCGTTATCTAGAAAATCTTCTGCTAAAAAATCTACATCTAAATCTGAAAAATCTAAATAATCTGCTGTAGTTTGTAATTGAGTTTCTTGTAACGATGCATCTGTTTCTCTTGGTGGATTTACTATCAACATATTGTCTATAAGATCAAGACTGATGTCGAGTATAACTGGTTTAGAAGGAGATTGATTGTATGTTTGCGTAGTTGTTGCTTGAAATGCTTGATTAAGTAATACCTCACCCATAGCTGTTTTTACCAATATTTCACCAGAAGGGTTTCCGTATTTATCTGGTAAAAGTATAACTAATGATGAACCTGTTTCTGGTGTTGTTGTGATTGTGAAATCTGTTCCTCTTACAAACACATCAGCACTTTGCGTTTTTATGTGTATAGCTTTTTTATTATTAAATTTACCTGTAACAAATCTTGCAGTACCTGATGCAAAACGTAGTGCCATTTCTGATTTATTAGGGTTTGCATCGTACACATACGAATCAATCACGAGTTTACTGTGTGGCATAACACGTACGATAGTTTCATCAACAAAAGTAACAGCTAACTTTCCCCCTTCTGTTTTTATATTGTCTAACTGTTGTATTGGAAAAGCTAGTTCTGCTCCGTATGGTTTATCCCTGACAACTTGAGCATTGCCATTTAATTCACTGATATTTCCTATATCAGCAACTTGTGCCTGTACCTTGGTCGTTTTGAATGATACAAACAGTGCTAGTAGTAGTACCAACACTCTGAACTTTGAGCCAGTCATTGTCTTGTGTAGATGCCTGTGTTATGTTAAATGTACGATTAGAACCATCATGATCTAGCCAGAAATAACCACCTGCGTATCCAGTTCCAGCATACGTAACTGCGTTGTCATTTCCATCCAAATTAATGTAGTTAGTCGCACCATCTACATTAACTCCTGCTGTTATAGTGTTACTTGAACCATTAACTATCCAGTCTAGATCAAGAGTTCCTGCTAAAGCAGTTGTTGCATGATTTAAAGTAAATGTGTTTGTACTTCCTGTTACATCAACATTGACATTAGAACCATCTGCCCCATACGTATTACTTGGATCTGTTTGCATATTAAAAGTGTTTGTGTCTCCATCAAACTCAAAAAATCCTATGTAATTGTCTGCCCAAATATCTCCTAAGAATTTATTTGTGTTTCCTATTTGATTTATGTCCAATGTCATAACTGTGCCATCTAAATCTAGTGCAGTCATAGAACCTGCAGCAGCTGTAGTTCCACCGATAAGGTTGCCTGAGCCTAACTGTTCAAAATCAAAATTTGAATTACTAGACCCTGAACTCTGGTCTATGTAAATTTCGTTGTCTGCTCCAAACATAGGTGTAGACAACATTAATAATAGTAAAAGTTTTTTCATTCTTTTAACCTCCAGTAGTTGTTCTTAACACCTTCTTTTATCGTCTCAAGAACAGCTGTTTCTATTGCCATTTGCAAAGCAATACTAATTGGTTCATTTTTAACTGAACCCCCTTCTATCTCTACTAATTCCGTTCCTTCAGAGATAAACCTAAATATATCGTTGTCTAAAGAAACAGAAAGAATAGTTTTAGTTACTAAAACTTCTATCAATACTTTTCCTGTACTTACTGACACAGTTCGTAAACCTACAGTAAGTGTATCTGATCTGTACTGTTTTGACAAACCGATTCCTAAATATCTTGCTCCTGTTCCACCACTAGCTGTGTTTGCTTGATAAGACAGTACTCCTCCTGTCATTATCATATCAGCAAATTTTAATGGCATTAATTTTTGATCTTCATCAAATGTTTCCCTTGTTGATCTTATCAACTGTCTTTCTTTTGTTACTGCATCTAGAGAAACTCGCTCAACTACTTCAAAAAATCCATCATTTTCAACACCTGCTTGTTTTAATGCTCTTATTAAGTATGCATGAGGAGCCTGTGTAACTGCTGTACTAAATGTTGCGTATGTACTGTTGGATCTGCGTTGTCCTGTTTGATCTGTAAAGTTCTCAGCATACACAGCGATTACTGGTTTTCTAGTTGGTTCTAACACATAAGCTAAGTCTGTGTACAGAGCGTCAACAACTGCTGTTTTAGTTCTTTCCGTTGGTGGAAGATTATTCTCTAGAGGGTCTATCATTATTGAACAACTAGAAAGTAAAACTGCCCACAGGAACACTGATTTCTGTAACATTTCCTTCTTCATCTGTTATTCTTACTGTGACTGTTTCTTCGTTTATTTCATACTCAATAGTGTTTCCTTCTAGCACCATTGAGCCAAAATTAGATTTTGTTTCGCCAAATAAATTATCTTCTATCTGTCTAGCTAAGTTTGCATAGATTCTAGATGTTAAGTTTCTCATAAATCTAGCTTCTACTGTGTTGTCTTTTTCTCTTTCTATCTCATCTTTAAGTGCTTGTATCTCATCTTTAATCGCTTGTTTTCTCGTAGCCTCTTGATTCTCTATGGTTAAGTAATGGCTAGAAGTTCCTTGTCCATTAAATGCAGGTGATTTAAACTTATGCACCATTTCATCACTTTGAACTTGTTGCACAATCACAACCAACAACACTAGAGTAATACCTAAGATTGAAAAAATACTGTCGTGTCTATTCATCAGTCTTTCCTCTGATCGTCTCTATCTGCTTTAGCTATTTTATTACTGTCTAT